TTTTAACTCCCATGATATTATTTATTTTCCTCCATGAATATCAATGTCAAATAGGGTCAGCATGACCAAAAACTCAGGTGTTGGGTCATAGAAGATGAATTCGTCCTGCATGGGATTGGCCATTTCTCGGCATTCCACATATATCTTGATCTTTTCCCATTCCTCATCTGTGATAGTGCATTCAATTTTCATATCAGTTATAAGATGTCCTAAAGGACATCACTCGCATCGCTATCGCTCACTCGTTTTTTCTTCATCTAAAAACTTCTACATCTCATATGACATAATTTCTTGAGAGATACTTGGCTTTGGACATGCGACGGCTAATGTAATTTGGACTTAAAAAAAATCCAGGGATTACATTAACCATCACTCACAATCCAAAGCCAAGTTACTTGGCCCCATCTCTTGCGACACCTTGCCCATTTACCAGAAGTTTGACTATGTGTAACTGGCACCTATTACTAGGCTGGGGCGCTACGCTTGTTTATATCAATCCCAAGGTGCGGATTGATCAAGCCCTTCTGATTTAGCCGTCATATACACAGAAGGTTTTGCATGAGGGTTCTGTTTTAATGCCTTAATTCGTTGACGTTGTTGTGCCTGGATAACAAGATTTTTTAAGTGTCTTTGATTTGCAGTAATAATTATGTTTTCTAATTTGTCGAGGGCCTTCTTCTTGAGTTTATTTTTCTTAACATAAACTGAACTCCAATATCCTGCCCAAGAAGCCTGTTCAAATTTATTAAGTTTATTCCAAAATTCATCTCTAAATGCCACTAAGAGCACAATGTCATCTGCCCTAGGATGACTCTCTATATCTTTGATGCTGATACCTTTGGTCTTGCACCAATAGTTGGTATAATGAGTCAATTCACTTTGAGATAATTTTTCCATTATTCAAATAAATCCCTAAACTTATCTGCTGCCTGGGAATAAATCAGAAAATTTGTCTGTGTTATTACGACGATCTTCTTCTGCCCAAATTTCTGCCAATTCCTCCATAATCTCTTTGTCATTGACATCTTCTCTTTGGATTAGAGGTTTTGAATCTGCATCAATCAAAATGTCGTCTTTGTATTTTTTGAAAGTTAAATTGCTGAGAACAAAGCCATGATTGGGATTGTTGATAATGTGCTGCCAATTCTTGTAGTTGCGATGTGGCGCATCCACATAGGTTACATACTCTTTGCGATCTTTAACGCCCAAAAAAGTAATTTTAGTCATTGGGGTGCCATACTTCTTTGAAGTTCGTGATTCTTGTTTAAGAACGATGTAGGGTTGTATTACAGCCATTTTTTTCCTCCTGGTAGACAAGTATTTATACTATACTAAAAAAAATGGCGTGTAAAGAGGCTTTGGAAAAAGTTTTTGTTGATTTATTGTATAGTAGAACTTATACTTGTAATACGGTGTCAGCCACCGTATTAGATAGATTGGTAATCTTTGTGATTGCTATATTTTCTCACGACTGTATAATAATAACACAGCACAGGGCTGTTTAACCAGGAGAATAAAATGGCAGATAAAATTGAAAATATAGAAAACGCATTAGATAGAATTGCAGAAGCAATTGACAATAGTGTATGTGATGAATATCATAATAGTAAAGCATCAAGTCACTTGTTTAATATAGCATTCAATTTAGAAGAGATTGCTAATACACTAAAAAAGATAGAAGCAAAAATGAAATAAAAATTGGGCACTTAGGTGCCCTTTCTTTTATTCAAGCGAAAGCCCCGATTGCCGGGGCTTTCTAACGAGGGTGGTTGGAATGGCAAGACCAACCAATGATAGAGAAGAAAAACACAGTTACCAGGCTGAGTTTAGTCCCTCGCTGAAATTATTTATCCTCCGAGTCTCTTTGCTGGATTAAACGAGGATAATCATAACGCTTGCCATCCAAAGGAATGTAACGATCCTTGGGCGTTATCAAACCATCACAGGTATCGCATTTTTGGATCCTAACTAGATCACTCTGGGGATTGCTGGGATTTATTCTACGCCAATAGATCTTGAATTCACAGCGTTGTTCACGACCAGTGTATTCACAGACCTGGGATTTGATCTTGTCAATTTCAATATAGGTAGGGATTGCCACATCTCGTTCACGATAGGATTGATCTGCTTGGCTGTGACCACGATGCTTTTCTCTGTGCCATTCTGCCACTTCTGACAGTTTCTGTTCAAATAATTTTTGGTCCATGCTGTAATTTATTTTTGGCAAAAATTAAGGCTAGAGTTTGTGAAAATCAGGGGTGTTTTTTTTCTATGAACCTGGTTGTAGGTGTCTGTGCGCGAGCCTAGATGGCATTCTAGAGGCCTATTTTGTCAAGGGTATACTTGGGTAGCAGGACGATCAACAAACCAGGCAAATAAGACGTCTTTTTAATTTACACCAGCAGATTTAATCACATCAATCACTGCAGGGATTACCACAGCAGTTACCAATATGATCAATATGGCCCAAACCCTATTGTCCATTTTTTCAATCTTGCGATCCATCTGATCAATGTCTTTTTTCATGTGATCAAGATGGTTATCACGGATTTCCAAAACTATCTGTGTTAGTTCTTTCAGTGTCATATCAATCTGCTGTTGCTGACAAGGTCACTGTGGCAGTAATGGCAGCAGCCACTGAACCTACCTGTGTCATCATTCTTATTACTCGCCATTTGGTGCCATCATAGACTGCCACACAGGGTGTGCCAGCATCTCCATCTGTCAAATAACAAATATCACCTGCTGAAGGTGAAGTGGTGCCCAGAGCCGTGCCTAGGTCAGCAGTGACTATCTGTGCCAATCTCAAGACTTTCTGTATGCTGACCACACCTGTGCTGGGTGATATGACCTGATTGCCTGTGGCTGAAAAGGTGCTGGGTAGATTACTAGCAGGCACCTTGGCTGAACCATCTAGGCTGAGAACCCCATTGGCCGCATTCACTGATGCGATCAATTGATTCAGAGCCACTACTGCATTATAAAGATCAACTCTGGCCAAACTTGGATCATCATCTGTGCTGTCAAGATTGGCAGTTGAAATAACTGTGCCTACGGGAAATGTCATAATTCTGTCCTCATGATATTTATGGTTATTGGATAATTGCTATGCTGCCTGAATTCATAACCATTCTATTCAATACAGTCAGCGTGACGTCTACCACAGCATCTCGGGGTTGATTGTCTATGCCATAAACAGCGATAGTGGGGCTTGTGGCTGATTTTGAAACAACCACAGGTATGCCTACCACTGAAGTGGCTGTTGAACTCACATACAGATCCACTGCGTATGCAGTGATTGATTTGACCTGTATGTCCATGTCTAAGATACCACTGACTGCTCTGGGCAAGGCCAAGACTCTGGCTGTGTTGGTGCCTGACAGAGTGGCTGTGTTTATATTGGTCAATTTGATAACCCCAAATTCTCTGTTTGATTCTACCGAAAATCTACGCAGTTCACGGCCTGTGATTATGGCAGTCACATACACATATCTGCCATAGAAACTTGAAATGGTAGCAGAGCCATCTTCAATCAAGTATTCTGATTCTTCACCTGCGAATTGACCAGTTTCACTGACATAGATGCGTAATTTCACTGTGCCATCACTGTCAGTGGTCACTTTGAGATTGAATGAATCCACTGAACCTAGATCCAATAGGGGCGCTGTCCAACGGATCTCATCAAATTCAGTGCTGTAATTGGTAAATGTTCTCCATGATCTCACAGATCCCCAACGCGATCTACCCTGTGCTTTGATGGTAGCAGTTTCAGGATCTAAGATGCCCTGTGCATAGTTGATGAAACCTGTGATAGGCGTCATTGTGCTAGTAGCAGTCAGTGTGGCGGAGGCTGATTGAATAGGCATTTTTATTCCTTAGTAGATCACGTCACCATTCACAGCATTTTCTATGAATCTCGAGTAGGCGCCTGTGAATGCGCCCACGGGTCTTGCAGGCACTATGTCACCAATGGTGATCTTGTTCAAGGCCTGGCCAGTGATGGCTTCATTGAGATTGCGACCAAATCCTGCACTGAGACTGTTATAGGTGGTATTGATGTTGTCTATGATTTCATCTCTGGGCACATTACCATATTGGCTGATAAATCCATCTGTTTCACGCTGATACACTGAGAGATTACCATATTCATTACTGAAGAATGAACGCAGTAGCAGACCCTTGGCACTTTCTCCTGATACAGAATCTTCTATGACCACTAGATATTCTGCCCAGCGAGTAGATCTTAGATCTTTGCCTGTGTTACCTACACCATCTTGGTAATAGGGATACATTCCAGCGAGATCATTGGCAGATCCATAACCTGGCCACAGACCTGCACCGCCATATCTGGGATTGACCAATACGCCATTGTTAGGTGCACCTGCGACCTGATAACTGCCATTGAAATAGGTATGGTCAATGGGGCCACGTAGATTAATGGTCTTGAATCCTTCAGCATCTGCAGATAGACCAGCAAGTGCAACACGAACTTTTTCCCAAGGACCTAGTTCCCAATATTTGGCCACACTGGTCACTGTGGTTCTTTGTATGCCTGAAGGTGAAAACACTCTGCGATATACTATAACATGGCTGGCAGTTGCTGATAGTGCTTGGAACTTCAACTTCATGTAGATGTTCACAGGAAATCCTGTAGAGGATCTCACAAAATTAGGTGCCACTGAAGTTGAAGCAGTAGCCTGGAATTGATCATATCTCTTGATCCAAGTCTTGGCATTGGCCACTGGTATAGCAGGAAATGTGGTCTTGAACTGTGCTAGAACATCTGCGGTAACAGCACCACTGAAATTGAATCTTTCATAGATGTTGTCTTCATCTAGATTGTTTGATGGGATACTTGCTTTACCATATAGGCATTGGGTGCCATCAACTATACCTGATGATGTAGATACCAACACCGTAATGATCCATTCATATCGCTGATTAAAACGGAAATATGAATCTTGTAGGGTGTATGTGACCTGTGTGACAATGTCACTGACCGCGGGACCTACATCAAAGGTCTTGAAATCTGGATTGGTGCCTGGCACCACTTCACGGATCCTAATCCTATAACCACGGAACTTGCTGACAAAGGTGGTAGGTGCCCAGAAACGGAAAGTCAATCTAGGTGTGCTCTTGGCGTCCTGTATCTTGTCTATGAGAGGGAATAGGCTCAATGCGGCATCAGCACCTTTGTTGGGATCTTGATCTACAGTTTTGAATGTTTCTCCAAATCCAGTGGGTATGAATTGACTGCGTTGTGGTCCAAAACTCGCATATGAATCTGTGCCAAACACCGTGAACTGATATGCAGAGGGCACTCCCACAGAAAACCATTCAACCAGTCCACGCTGCGGTCCCAGTTGTTTCTGTGCTGGTGTGCCATCTGAATACAGCAGCCTGGCTACAAATTCATAGGTCTGTTGTGTGAGATTATTACCAGTCTGTGGCACAGTGGGATAGGCTCTAGCACCAAAGGTGCCTGTGAGGGTAAAGGTCACTGGTGCTCCTGGAAAATATTGACCATACTTGGAGAATTTATGATCTTCATAATCCCAATATTCATCACCCAAGGCTCTGTAGTAGATTCTAACACCATCTATCAGGGGATTTAGAGCATCTGTGAGTGTTTGATTGACCTGTTGTAGTGTGCAGGTCAACTGTCTAGGATCATATGGCTGACCTGAGTTAAGTTTGGTAGTGATATTGAACACAGCAATGTCATCATCATATCTAGGTGTTGACGGTATTTGACTGTCAGGTAAACGCCAACCTTCTGTGGCCTGTATGGTAGAAAAACTTGATATATTCTGTAGATTGGGATTTAATTCAGCAGTGGCCTGTGAATAGGCCACACGACCATTAGAGATCCTAGTAGAAGCACGACCATCTGTGGCAAATGAACGAGCATACCAATCATATTCACCACCAGGCAGTGGTCCAAAAGATATGGAGATTTCACCACCTGCACCTGGACGCTCTTCTTTTTTCAATTCAATCCATGGCGAGAATCTGTTCACACGCCACCAGAATATAGAATAACTGTAGAGTGCATCAGCAGGCTGTGTGAACACTAGGTTGACCATGTAGTTGCCTGAACCCATTGAGGTTAGGCTGGATCTCTTCAGGGTCAACTGTGCTTCAAATGGAGGTGGAGGTGGTGGGGTCACTGGCGGATTATTCACATCCGTGCCAGGTGAGCCCCCTGTATCACCACCAGGTGGATTGCCTCCACCCACGCCTCCACCCCCGGGTGCATTTGGATCTGTAGAACCTGGATTACCTGGATTAGGTGCAAAATCTGATGGATATATGGCTCTGGTAGGTGGCACAAGTCCAATCAATGGTTGATTATCACTTGATGGATAATAGATTATAGAACCTTTTGGCACATATACTGCCAACACAATATCTTCTTCACCTACACGAGTATATGGATAGATATCATCTGGATTTTTGACCAATGCCAGATCCACGGTCATGTTGTCATTGATCTTAAGGCTGACTATGCGCCATGGTATAGTGCCAAAATTCAAAATATTTGACTGTATGCGTATGGAATCACCAGGTTCTAGTTCAAGACCTTCTGATGAAATAGTCAATGACACAGTTTCCTGTCTGCGTGATTTGTTAAACAACAATCTGGCCATATCTTTGGCCATGGCATAATTGGTCAGAGTAGGGAATGTGGCTTCTAGTTTGTTTTCACGACCACCATCTTTGGTGATATATTCTTGACGTTCTTCTTCTGTTTCAGGATATATGACCTGTTGCACAGAGAATTTCTGATCTGGATCCACATAACTTACTGCCACAACATTGTATTTGGCTGAACGTTCTATGCCTGTATAGGTCACGTCACCTACGATATCACAGACATTACCTTCATAAGTTGATTTCAAGTAGGGTGATGCCACAGCAGTCATCTGGATCACTGCCTGGCCACTAGTTATATCAGTTTCATTGCCAGCATCTTCAATCTTTAACTTGTATTTGCCCTGCACATATGGCATATAAGCACGAAATCCCATGAGCAGAGTTTTTACATTGCTCATCAGAGTCTGACCTGTGTCTAGAACAAAATTACAGGTCATGATTGGACCTGTGATGTCACCTGTGGTGTTTAGATAGGTCACTGTGGTGTTGCATTTTCTAGCGGCCTTTTTCCATGTGTCCCAATGTATGTCTGAGTTGGTTAAACCTTTACCATATCTGGGATTGCGTAGATAGTCTAGCAGTATTTCTGCTGGATTGGTAGAATAGCGCACTGGCGCTGTGTCATAGGCAGTGAGTTCTGCATCTACCAATAGGCTAGCCACTCTGCGACCCAGCATACTGACCTGCACCTGTGGAATATTTCCTGAGAAAGGATTAGCATCAGCATCTGCCTGTGTTTTGATTTCTTTCCATTCATAGCGAGCGAACAGCACGGCCAAACCATTGAAGTTCATTGATGATTTGAATGAAGGTGCTTCTGCGAACACACCGGATTTTATGGCAGCACCCACAGGCGATGACTGAGGATTTGAAAAATAAACACCTGGATACCACTGTAGACGCACACGATCCTTGTAGCGATCTGTGGTGATATCCACGACCTGACCAGCATTGAGATTGGCAGTGAATGTGCCAGGCAGTTGATAATCATCTATGAATACTTCACGCAGTCCTTCTACCACACCTTCTGAAAACACATAGGCCACATAGAGATATCTGTTATTGGTTGAGCCTGTTTCTGCAAACACCACTGTGCCACCAACCTTGCGATAACCATAGACCACAGGTATATTGATATTTGATCCCTGCGTTTGAACTAGAACACCCTGTTGGCGATCTGCTTCTGCCTGCGCTGAGGGCACATCTGGCATGCCACCCAACATACCCATAAAAGGCTGTGTGACAAATGATACCACTGTGGAAACTACATTGACCACTGCCTTGACCACTGAGGTCACGGCCTTGACCACTCCTTTGACCACAGAAGTTACTGCACTACCAATGGCTTTTACGACCTTACTCATTGATCAACTCCTTGGTCATCATTAACATGGGTTTGAAATCAAAGTATTCATAAAGACTCTGCATCTTTTTGGGATTGATGCCTATGTCTCCGCCCGTGATATTTTTGGCCTTGATCATCCGGGCCCACTGTGTGAATTGATCCATCAATTGTCTAAAGTTTTCCATGTTTCTATGGCTGTCTAACAAGTAGACAAATGCGATATGAGCATCTATGATGTTGTGATTCCAAGGCGTTTCAGTGGCATAGCCTGCGATAAAACCCACAGGTCTCTGCTGGTCATAGGCATTGAACCAACAGTGATCCATGTGTGTGGCAAAATGACGCACAGTCTGTAGAATACTATTTTCATCAAACTCTTCAGCCATCTCAGGCATGGCTTCTTGTGCTTCTTGCACATAGTAATTGACCACTATGAGAGTGCTGTCAAATTCTGAAGGTTGCATTTTTCTTACGATCAAAGTCTGCCCCATTTGTATTCTGTTTGTCCCACGAAGCCTGATTTCTCAAAGGCTGTGTCTGATTTAGTGCCTTGGAACAACCAATTGGACCATGAGTTGGTCTTGCGTCCATTGGTTCGCTCAAAGTCTGCGAATAGACTAGAACAGTCTATGGTCACTTGGCAGGAACGGCTGCCTTCTTGTATGGCATAATTATAGATCACACCATCAAACATCAAGATAGGATCAGCGGCCAATGCCAGTGGTGATGTGCCTGAGGGACCAAAATTAAGGAATGCCTTGTAGAGCACCACTCGTTTGCCTTCAATTTCATAGTTCATTAGATAGTTCACAGTGGGACTATTCACTGTGATAAAATTGCCTGCCTTGGACTGTGTGCCTACGCCGCTGAGATATATGGTAAACTTGCCTACCTTGACATCAAAATCTTCTGTGAGTGGTGAAAAGCCTATGAAATCACCTTGACCCAAATAGGTGCCCTGTGCACCTGCAGGTTTGGTAGGTGACGTATAATCAATGTCAAAGCCACCCGAATTCAGTGCGATAAACAGCGTTTGATTGTTGCTGTCTTTGAGATGCAGTTCTACTAGATCTACAGAGATGGTATGATCACGATAGTATTCATCACGATTGGGTGTGGTATAAAAATCTTTCATTAGAATGTTTCTCTCATTGCCAGTGTCATAGCAGTAATACCACCAACACCCACATCCCAAGCCTGCACATCTTCTTGTAGAATCGCAGTAAAAGGCACCGCAGTGATAGTTAGACTAGTAGATGACGGCACAGAACTGATCAGGGGACATGAAAAATAAAGTGTGGCATTACCTGAACCATTGGCCACACAGGGACTCACACACATATAGACCTTTGAATGATTGCTGAACTTGAAAAAGTCCCCTGCCAATAACACATTCTTGTTGGCACCACAGTTGGTTAGGTTTACTGCTGTTGAGCCTCTACTGGTTGCACCTGTGGTTAATACTGTGTTCAAAGTCTGTGTGCCACCTACGGTCAAACTGTCAATTTTTGTATAACTTACTTCTGGAAGGATGATTTCAAATGAAAATTGTTGACCCAGTGCTTGACTGACATAACCTGTGATAGAACCTGCTGATGCTGGGGTCATCGAAGGAAATTTACATTCCCAACTGTAATAAGAAATACCTAGACCCACTCTGCGTATCTTGCCTGAGAATGATTCTGAGATCTGACTGGGTGTGTTGACCCTAAAATTCACTGCCTGCATACCAGGCGTTGTGGGAAATTGTGTTGCTAGATCAGCCATTTTATACCATGCTCCTTTGACCACGTTCTAACATGGCGTCTGAAATGATCTGTGTGATCACACCTTTGCGTGATGACAGCAATTGATCAAATCCCTGAGTATCATTGGCCACGATAGTAAAATTAACATTGACTGGTGCACCGCCGCCTAGTTGGTCATTTCTAGTTATGCTGCCAGTCTGTGAGGGTGTGAACAGTTCTGGACCATTCTCACCAACGATGTAACTTTGACCTCCCATTACAGGTCCACCTAGGGCACGACCTGAGAAACTCTGTGATCTGATTGCTGCCACCTGTGCAAGACCTGATGCTACCACAGCCGCGGCAGCGATAAAGTTGAATGGTGGTGGATACATGGCCAGTGCTTTGGTAGCACCCAAATAGGTGTTCATCACAGCATTGGCGATGTTGAATGCTTTGGCTGCTTCAAAGGCCTTTTTGTTGTAGGTGCCTAACTGTCCAAAGATATAACTCAATTGATCAACGCCACCCATCACTGCCTTGACACCACCTTCTTGGATCATGCGGATATTGTCCATGCTTTTCATGGTAGCATCTATGATGCCTTGATTGGTGACTCCAGCAAATCTAAGATCTGCTTCTGCCTGTGATTTGGCAATCGAGTGCATACGATCTGCGTGTTCACGGCGTAGACGCTCTAGTAGAACATTCTTTTGATCTTCTGCGATAACTTCTGAATCACGAATAGCCTGCATTTCAGTTTGGAACTGCTGTTCCTGTGCCAGTCGTGGATCTAAACGACTGACAACACCTGTGGCAGTTTCAATCTGTTGTGCGCGATTCATTGGATTGGCCTGACCTACTAGTAGATTACGCAGTTTTTCTTCTGCGGCCAATTCTCTGGTTCTCTGTGTCATTTGTGTGACAGCACGAACCTGATCTTCCATTTCTTTGGTAAACAATGAACCCAGTTTCAGTCTTTCAGCATCTACAGCGGCCTGTTGTTCTCTGAGATCAAGATCCTTGATGCCCAGTCTGGTGATTTCACCCTGTGCTTTACGGATGTTGTCTTGATATTCTGTCAGTGCCTTGGTCTGTATGTTCTGCTCAATGGCCAACTGCACTTCAGCCCGTTTCTGATTGTAGACTTCTTTGCTGACACTGAGTCTATAGTTTTCTAACTGTGTGGCAACCTGGCGCTGACCAGCATCCTGGATAGCAGCCACTGAAGTATCACTTTGCAGTTTGCGAATCAGTTCATTGGTGGCCAACAGATCTTTTTGTGCTTGGATCTGTTGATAGAGTGCGGCCAACTGACGTTTCTGTGCGTCAGTGAGTTGATAGTTCAACTGCTTGTTGGTCTGCAGGATCTGACTTTGTATGTCGTATTCTCTATTGGTCTGTGCGGTGAGTTTGGCCTGCTCTTGTATATCTTTGAGGATCAGCGCAAACTTTTGACCAACACCTTCTAGTTGTCCAGGCTGTGCTGAGATAGCGCCTTGTGCTGATTTTTTGGCATCTTCTAGAAGTTTATTGGTCTGCGTCTGTGTCTTGTTGACATCCTTGCCACGCTGATCCCATTCTTCTAGGCTTTTCTTATAGGCTTCAAATGGATTTTCTCCACGACTTAGGGCAGCGATAGCAGAACCAAATCCTACCAATCGTTTTACAACGGCTCCCAGGGCGGATTCTATGGCGTCAATCACCGGTTTCAGTATAGGACCTAGAACATCTGCGAAATATAGTGCGGCAGCGGCTGCGGCAGTGAATAAGGTAACAACAGGTGCAAAATAAACAGCCAGACCTGCTAGTGCTAGTCCAATGGCTTTAATCACAGGTATGAGATTTTCACCATTGGCAGATATCTTAGCGGCAGCATCTGCAAAGGCTGTGGAAAATCCTGTGGAGTTGTCCAGGCTGAGTATCACTGAAGCAAAGGCATTCTGTATCCTTTGCATACTCTGTCCAATGGTCTGACTGCTTTTGCCAGCCATGCCATCTAGTTCACTCATGGATCTGATCAGTGCATCTGTGAAGTCACGAGCACCAATTAGACCTTTTTCCTTGTATTCAATCAACTGTGCAGTGGTCAAGCCCATGTTCTTGGCCACTAGATCCATTACAGGACCACCAAGGTTCTCCATAATGGTAGTGAATTCATCACCATTGACCTTGCCTTTGGCTAGGATCTGTGAGAATTGATACATGACACTGGCCGCACCTTGCGCTGAAGCACCTGATGCTTTCAGTGCAGTGGCCATGGCATTGGTCACAGTCACTACCTGATTCTGATCATAGCCTAATTTTTCAGCATTACGAGCCACTGATGCATAGAGATCACCTGTGGCAGCAAGACTCTGACCAGTTTTGTCAGCGATGGCTCTGACATATTCAAGACTCTTGTTAAATTCTTCTTGGCTGTTAGTGGCAATACGCAATTTGTTCTGCATATTCTGTAGATCATCTACGAATGTCATGAGACTACCACCTGCCAATACACCTGCGATGCCTACTAGACTCTGTTGCAGTCCTGATAGACTACGCTGTGCTTGGCTTACTGACCTTTGGATGCCACCTAGAGCAGATTCTATCTGTTGTATGGCTCTTATGGCACCACTGGCATCACCTTCAATTTTTAATACAGCCACTATCTGCTCCTTTTGTTCATTGCTTTCTTAGTTTCATCAGCCTCCATCTTGTAGAATGTGGCCCAACCATTGAATTCTGTGGTGCTCATCCTCATGATTTCCTCGACTGTGCGACCCAGATCCTTGGCCAATCTATACATGAAAACTAGATCTGGATCGCTTTTTAGTTTTTTTCTACTTCTGCTCTATCTGTGATTTCCTGTGCCTGAACATTCATTTCGCCTACCACACGAATGATGACCTGTGGATCAATCTCATTCATGAATATTGCCTTGTCTGCGAATGTGAACATCTTGGTTCCATCTTCGTTGCGTGCCTTCATGATTAGTGTTTCAACTAACGCCTCAACAGTTTTGCCCTGTTGTGCCAACTCTATGAGTTTAGCCTCTTCTTTTAGTGTATTCGCTTCTTTGAACCAAATGTCACATTCCCATTCTTTGACATGGATTTTGTGCATGGCACCTGAGATACGGGCTCTAAAATGTTTGGTTGCTTTGTCTAATACCTTGTTGCTCATTTGAATTTTCCTTTGACTTGAGTTAGAGTAGGTCCAATAATACCTCTTGGCGCTTGTTTGCTCGCTCCAGCCTCCAGGCGTTCAATATATGGCACTGAATTTTCTGTAGTGAATCCCTGAGGATTCTTTTCTGTTCTCCAATTGCGTCTAGCATTACCTGTTTTGATAGGTGTCTTTTGGCGCACCACAACATCTGTTTCAGTGGCCAATCTCTGGATGGTATCCGTGACCTCTCTCTTGAGATCACGGACCAACTTATCACTGTTCAGTAATGCTATCTTCACTGATTACACCGCAGTAGTTGAGAATGCAGTTGCGCCAGTTCCTTGGAAGGAAATTGATGCTTCTACCATTCCATCAAAACTTGAATTAACTGTATAGCCTGTGACCACGATATTGCCGGTGAAAGCATAGTCTGAGGTTCCAGAATAGTTAGATTCAACATACAATTTAACTGCCACACCTGAGGCACCTACTAGACCAGCAGTGGGATTGAAAGTGCTTTCTGCACCATCAAACTCTGAAGGATCAAAATAGATATCTGCGGAACCTGAAAACTGGCTTAGGCCTTGAACATAAGTTCTTACGTCTGTGCCCATTACAGTAGTTTCAATGGTGTCTGCTGTCAATTCAATTGTAAAATTACGCACGGCTGCAACACTGGTTGAACCAATGGTCACTGCGCCGTTGTTACCTGTTAAAGTCGCCATGTTCTATCTCCTATTAGGCTGTGAATGTGCAAGCACCAGAGCCTTGGAAACTGATAGATGCTTCTACCATACCATCCATGCTTGAATTCACTGTAAAGCCAGTGACAATAATTTCGCCTGCGAATTTGTTAGATGAACCATCTAGATACAGTTCAACTGATACTGTGGTGGTGCCTACAGTTATACCTGTGGGGTTTAGAGCAGCGATCACTGATGCACCACCCGTGTAATTCGCTGGATCAAAATAGATATCTGCAGAACCACTCCAAGAACTCAGTCCTTTTACATAGGTTCTAACATCCACGGTCATCGTGGTTGTTTCAATGGTGTCAGAAGTTAATTCAACTGTGAAGTTGCGAACTGCTGCCACTGTGGTTAAGGTTCCACTTGCGTTATCAATCTTGACAACGCCGTTATTGCCGGTTAAAATCGCCATAATTAGTCTCCTTTAGATTCTATAGCATTGTCAAGGGATTTGGCTGCGCCCTTAGACTTCGCAGGTGGACGAAGAACGATCTGTTCTTCTATCGATACTCTAGCAGGTTCAGAACTTGTTGGTTGCCAACCTGCTGACTGCATCAATTCTAGTTCTGATTCTTGACACCAGCGTGTCATACCTCTTTTGGTTAATTCTATCTTCATGTTTGTGTCCTCAAATAATTGTATTTGACTTCAAATATAACTAGGAATTCTGCCAGTGGAGGTTGACGTTCTACGATTTCTATAACGCGGACTTGACTGTCAATGACACCATCTGCTTTCAATGATCTATAACGATCTGAATCTAATGCTTCTTCAATGCTTTCAATGAGATCATTTCGCTTGGTGTCTAGTTCTGTGCCTCTGACGAAACCTCTTAGGCCATAGGTTATAGTGCCCATTCTGCGACCCACTCCCGGGGCTCCCATGGTGATAGTTTCACGATTTTCTTCACGCATCTCTACCAGTATGGCTGGGAATTGCGTGATGGCTAATTCTTGGATTACAAATGGCTCGCGTGTGACCAACACTGGTCTAGGATCTGTGATCTCTTTGAGCACAGTGACGAT